ATTTCAGCAAAAGCCTGACTTCGTTCAAACTTTTAAAATAGAAAATATTGAATTCGGATTTATTCCTAATCTTGAGCAGATGACGTTCGGAGAGTTTATTGACTTACAAACTAATATAGATAATATCGAAGATTTTCACAAAGCAATGGCTGTAATGTATCGGCCTATAACTGAAAAACGAAAAGAGAGATATTTAATAGAAGATTATATTTCAACAGCAAATTATGCCGATCTCATGAAATTTGCTCCTGTTAATGTTGCAATGGCAGCAAAGGTTTTTTTTTGCGATTTGCAAAAAGACTTACTGAAAGCTACGCTAACTTATTTGAACAGGAATCTGATGACGGAGGATATGGAGACTTTTCAGAAAGAGTTCAGTTTGCAAAGCGGTGGGGTTGGTATCCATCAATATATGCAATCGCTGGAGGAAATCTTGACAAGTTTAGAGAAACAACAAGGTTGCCCATACATGACTGCCTTACATTCCTCACTTTTGAAAAGCAAAAAAGAAGTATTGAGGATAATGAGATACAAAGACAATTAAACAAAACTAAAAGATGAGTTATTATAATATCTTAACAAAGATTAAAGCAGAGTTAGACGCTGATCCATTTACTAACACAACAACGGAGGGAGATCTTGCTTCTGTTGACTTATCGAAGCAAACTATATTTCCACTAACGCATATAATTGTAAACAACGCAACTTTCAGGGAGAATGTTATACAGTATAATATTTCAATTTTGGCAATGGATATTGTTGATCTTGATAAGGATGAAACAACTAATAAGTTTCTCGGAAATGATAATGAACATGACATATTTAATACTCAAATATCTCTTTTAAATCGATTGTAAGAAAAATTAAGAAGAGGAAATCTTTATGATGATAATTATCAAGTGGATGGGAATCCTACGTTAGAACCATTCACAGACCGTTTTGAAAATACTTTGTGTGGGTGGACAATTTCTATGAACATCCTGATACCTAACGATATGACCGTTTGTGATGTTTGATAAAGAAGCAGTTGAGGAAGTAATTGAAAGATTTAAAAATCTTGTCATTGAAGAAGCGAAAGGAAATCTTCAGAGACAAAATAAAGATGCATCTGGAAAATTAAGGAATTCAATCACAGGAGAAACTAAAGTGATGAAGAACTCAATTAGGCTTACATTCGACATGTTGCCTTATGGATGGTTTCAGGATCTTGGAGTTAATGGAAGAAGAACAGCAAGAAATGATACTCCTTTTTCTTACAAAAGCAAAATGCCGCCATCAAGGCCTTTAGAAAAATGGATTAAGCAGAGAGGAATTCAGGGAAGAGATAAAAAAACAGGAAGATTTATAACTCACAAAAGTTTATCTTTTTTAATTGCTCAAAGCATTTTCAGGGATGGAATAAAAGCATCTTTGTTTTTTACTAAACCTTTTAAAAAGCATTTTAAAGAATTAGGAAAAGAAGTTCAAAATAAATACGGATTATCGATTGAAAAATTATTCAAAGATATAATGGAGGAAAGATTAAAAAATTTTAAAAATTAGAAAATGAACAAGTTATTTGCAAGATCGCCATATATAATTGAAGTTGATGAGGCTTCTGTTGTTGGATCAAAGATTGAATTATTTTATTATTATTCAGGCACATCCGTTCCAACAAATCCGCAGTATATTATTAGAAAACTAATTCCTTCATCTAATGATCTTAAAATGTATTATGACATTAGTCCATATACAAGGGAATATCTTAAATTCACGACAAGACAAACAGTAATAGGATCAGGTGCAGGATCAGGGATTGTTGCAAATAATCACAATCAATTAGTTAAAGTAGATGTTAAAAGATACAAGGAAACAACATCAACAAACTATACGCTTTTAGATACCACGACATATTATTGCATGGATGGATACGGATATTATTCAGAAGGATCTAATCCGCAATTAACAAGTCTTGAATTTACAACTGATCAAACTGCATCTTTGCCACAGGGAACTTATTATTATAAGTATTCTGCATTAGGAAATCCAACGACAAATGAAGCAGACAGATCGGGAATGATTTGCTTTTTAGGAGCAGGAACTTTAGTAGATTTAAAATATACAAATTTAGTTTCTGGAGCAACGCAAGTTATTACTGACCCATTTGCATCCGCTGATTTATATGATGTGCCAACAGTATGGTATGATTATTACGCAGATGGAAATAAGTTAGAGGTTTGGGATAATCTTGGAGCAGGATCTCCGACGCTTTTAGGAACTTGGATATTCAAACCAAAATGCGAACCAAAATATACAGCGGTCATGATTGATTTTGTGAATCAGATGGGCGCATGGCAAAGGGAGTGGTTTTATAAAGCATCGCAGAATAATATTACAGTAGATCAGAAAGAGTATAATCTAATGCAAAGCAATTCATTAAGCTATTCAACAATAGAAGGACAGATCAAAGGATTTAATAATAATGCAGAGGAAAAAATCACTTGCAATACTGGAATAGTTGCAGAGGGATATTCTGAAACAATTCAACAAATTTTATTAAGTGAAAAAATCCTTGTCGATTCTCTTCCTGTCACAGTTGATACTAAAAGCATTGAAAAATTAAAAGGAGTAAATGTTCAGGGAAACATAAATTATAACATCACATTTAAATATGCTTTTGAAGTGATTAATTCTGTTATATAATGAAAAGACGGATACAAATATATATTGAAGGAACTAAAATTGATTTATTCGAAGATGAGCAGATTGTCGTTAATTCTACAATTCAAAATATATCCGATATTTCTAAAATTTATTGTGACTTTAGTCAATCTTTCACAGTTCCTGCATCAACAACAAATAATAAAATATTTCATCATTGGTATAATTCTGATGTTTATAAATATAATAATGTTCAATTTAATGTTCAAACAAGAAAGTCCGCAAAGATTGATATAAATCTTACTCCTTTCAGATCAGGAAAAATCGAATTAGAAAAAGTAAATATAAAAGACGGAAAGCCTCAAAGTTATCAACTTGCTTTTTATGGAGATATAACTACGCTGAAAGATTTATTTTCTGATGAGAAATTAACGGATTTAGATTTAAGCGCATTAGATCATAATTATACAGGAACTGAAGTCATTAATAGAATCACAGACGATACAACGGATTATGATGTTAGGTATCCTTTGATAAGTTCAAAAGATTTGTGGACATGGCAGGATACTGGCCCAAACGATATAACAACAAATACAGGAGAGATCGCATATACTGATCTTTTTCCTGCGGTTAAAGTTTCTAAATTATTTGAAGCGATTGAAGCAAGATATTCTTTAAACTTTCAGGGGAACTTTTTAAGCGATGAAAGATTTAAAAAATTATTCTTATGGTGCAAAAATTTAAATACAAATACTTTTGTTTCGCAACCTAAAAAATTAGATTTAACTGGGCCATTAAGTTTTCCTAATGTAGCGCCATTAGTTAATCAAGATCCTTTTAATTATACAAATGATACTTTAACTCTGCAATGGGATGGGAATTCGAATCTAAACAGCGGAACTTTATTAAATTCAAATTGGCATTCTACACATTTAGGAGCGCAAATTGTTTCAATAATTGAAAAGATTAAATTAAGTATTTTACCTTCAACGCTAACTGCTACGATTTACATTGATATGTATATAGACAATGTATTAGTGCAAACGCAAGAGTTGGCGCCTTTACCTGCTTCAGCAAGTGGTTTATACATTGATTGGGAATGTTATAATATGCCAATCGATACAACAGGTCAAGCAAAGGTTTTCCATTGGGAAGTTAGAGCATCTCAAGCGATGAATATCACAGGAAAAGTAAATTATAAGCAATGTATAACTTATGAGAATATTTTAGGGATTCCAAAATACCAAGAATTGTGGCGCAATACATCAGGGAATGCAGTTTCATTAACAGGAACAAATTATATCAACAACTATCTTCCTGATATAAGGGTTGGAGATTTCTTTACAGGAATTTTAAGAATGTTTAATCTGACTTGTTATTCCAGCGATGGATCAAACTATAATTTAGAAAGTATCGAGGAATGGTATAATGTAGGAGATCTTTATGATACTACAAAATATACTGATATTGAAAGCATTGAAATGAATAGGCTTCCTTTATACAAAAAGATTGCATTTGAATATCAATCAAGCAACAGTTTTTTAAATAAGCAGTTTGCAGCAACGAATCAGCGAGAGTATGGAAATATGATTGAATCCTTTACTTATGATGGAGGAGA